TCGATTGAAAAAGCGGGCGGTCAAATGCTTGGCACTTTGCATGCGCAGATTTATGGCGTCAAACAAAGTGACATGAATAGTGTCACGACTCTCCAATTTCAGAATCAGGGTTTTTTGCGAAATACCATCGAAGTCTATGCAATCGATGGAACGCAACGGACCCTTGTATTTACTGGAAATATGGTCAATGCGTGGGGTAATTATCACTCCATGCCAGATGTATTCTTAGAAATCCAGGCACAAAGCTTATGGGTTGCAAAGCTCGCTCCGACTCCTCCGCTTAGTTTCAAAGGTTCGGTTTCGGTCGAAAGCGTTATGAAGCAAATTGCCGGAACAATGGGAATCAACTTCGAGAACAATGGAGTTACAAAATCTCTTCTCAATCCCTATCTTGCGGGTACGTCTGTCGAACAAACAAAGAATGTCGTACAGCAAGCCGGCATTGATATGTATATAGACAATGGAACTTTAGCAATTTGCAATTCTGGAGAGCCGCGTAATTCTCTTATTCCCGAAATCTCTCCAACGAGCGGACTTCGCGGCTATCCGACTTTTGACGGAGTTGGAGTCAATTTCCAAACCTTCTTCAATCCATCAATTACGTTCGGGGGAGCTATCAAACTTGTAACGAGCATTCCGCGCGCTGCGGGTCAATGGGTCGTTACGTCGATTAATCACGATCTTGCAGCGCAAGAACCGGGCGGACCGTGGTTCTCGACCGTGCGTGGTAATGCAAGCGGATTGGCGGTAACTTCGTGAGCGCTTCATCACAAGTCACGCTTGGACCGACATTCCAGCAAAATGCTGTCTGGAGTGAATACAATCGTATTTATTTTGCCATTGCGCAGGCAATCGCAAAAGTGCAAACGGCAACACTCGTGCAAATTATGGCGGTCACAAATGCCGGCGAAGTCGAACCTGTTGGATTTGTGGATATCATGCCGCTCGTCAATCAAGTTGATGGGAACGGGAATCCTACTCCGCACGTTACGATTTACAATATTCCCTATTTGCGCATCCAGGGCGGAACGAATGCGATCATCATCGATCCGCAAGTGGGGGATATTGGCATTGCGGTTTTTACGAGCCGCGATATCAGCAAAGTCAAAAGCACGAAAGCACAAGCAAATCCCGGCTCCGGCCGTATGTACGATTTTGCCGATGGACTTTATTTGGGCGGAGTTTTGAACGGAACTCCACAACAATTCGTCCGTTTTAGCACAATGGGAATCGAGGTTAATTCTCCGACAAAGATCACTCTGACCGCTCCGGATATCGAGATTAACGGCCCAGTGGCACAACACGGCGGTAATGTTATACTTGACGATGATTTAATTGCAGGAAATGCAACGACTCCAATTGATTTCTTGACGCATACGCATACGAGCGAATCGCCTGGAAGTCCAACGAGTCCTCCGCTGCCATGAAAACTCTTTTGCTCGATCAACTCGCATGGGATTTGGTACTCGATACTTCGGGCAATATCGCCCTTGCGTCCGATCCCTATTCTCTCGCGCAAGACGTGGGAAGTGCGATCAAAACTTTTTTGGGAGAAGTCTATTACGATACAACGCTCGGCATAAATTATTTTCAACAAATTTTAGGACAGCTCCCGCCTTCTTCGCTCATCATTCAATTGATGATTAATGCAGCTTTGACCGTACCCGGAGTAGTCTCCGCTCAATGCGTCATCAATTCATTTACCGCGCGAAGCGTGACCGGCCAAGTGACTTTCGTTGACAGTGACAATCAAGTAACTACGGTGACATTCTGATGACAGAGACTCAATTTTGGCTTGCGGAATTAGATCAATACGGAAATCCGACTTTGGTTGACGGAGCGCATTCCAAGCCCGAAGACGTTCAAAAGGCGCGGTTTTTGATCGAATCAATGAAGCTTGGAAAGCCCAATCGTAAATTTGCGATTGCAAAAGTCGAATTGAGCGAATGTATTCCCTCTAATAAAGGCGTCAACATGGATGCCATTCAAACGATTAAAGGTGTCCGGTCATGAGTGCAGTTCCGCCTATTGTCTTTACCGATGCCGGAGTGGTCCTTCCCACGGAAGCCGCAGTTCTTGCCGGCGTACAATCCGATTACGATTCTGCATTTGGCGGCGGGCTCAATCCCGCTTTGAATACTCCGCAAGGTCAACTTGCGTCGAGTACGGCCGCAATTATCGCAGAGAAAAATTCTGAAATTGCGTACATGGTCAATGAGTTTGATCCGCAATATGCTTCCGGCCGTTGGCAAGATGGGCTCGCACAAATTTATTTCTTGAATCGCAAAGGTGCGGAGTCCACTGTTGTCTCTTGTACTCTCGGCGGAGTGCCGACAAGCGTCATTCCGGCCGGAACGTTGGCACAGGATACCAACGGAAACACTTACATTCTTCAAGGAACCGTGACGATTGGTAGTGGGGGAACGGTCACGGGGCAATTTGCAAATATCGTTACAGGTGCAATTGCCTGTCCCGCAGGAAGCTTGATTAAGGTATATCAAGCCGTCACCGGATGGGACACTGTTACAAATCCGGCCGATGGTGTTTTGGGTAATGATGTTGAGACGCGCGCAGAATTTGAAACGCGCCGTTTTGCTTCTGTCGCACTCAATGGCCGCGGCACTTGTCCAAGTATTTATGCGAATGTCTTCAATGTTGCTGGCGTTCTTGACGTATTTTGTATCGACAATCCGACCGGCGCAGCAAGTTCCGCAAATCCTTTTCCTTGGAGCAACATTCCAAATTCAAGCGGTTATGATCTTGCAGAGCATTCGCTTTATGTGGCGGTCATTGGTGGAACGGATGCAGATGTAGCTCAACAAATTTGGAATCAAAAACCGCCCGGATGTAATTACAACGGAAATACGACTGTCGCGGTTCAAGATCAAAGCGGATATTCATTTCCTTATCCGACTTACAATGTAACTTTCGAACGTCCGACTGCACTTCCAATTTATTTTGAAGTCAACATCATCAACAACCCTTCATTGCCTTCGGATATTGCGACACAAATTCAGGCGGCAATCGTTGCACAGTTCAATGGCGAAACGGATCTTCCGCGGGCTCGCATTGGTTCATTGATTCTTGCCACAGGGTTTTACGCAACCGTTGCGGGGGTGAATAGTGCAGTTCTCATTTCAAGCATGTTTGTTGGGACAAGCGCGAGCCCATCTACAACGCAAGTACAAGTTGGAATCGACCAAGGTCCGACGATTGGGACAGGAAACATTGTGGTGAATTTGGTCTAATGAACAACGTCGAGCAAACCATCATTTCCCAATATGGGAATAGTGCGACGATCTCGCAGCTCATTCAAAATATGAATGAGTACATTGATCCTGAAGTGAACATTTGGGCATTCTACAATTTCGTTTTCAATGTCCAGACAGCACAAGGATTCGGGCTCGATATTTGGGGAAGAATTGTCGGACTTCAGGGTGGGAGAAATATTCTCGCCAATCCAGTTTACGTGTTGGACGATACGGCTTTTCGCTCTGTGATTTTGTTGAAGGCTTTAAGTAACATTTCAGCTTCGACAATCCCGGCGATCAACCAACTCTTAACAAATTGGATGACCGGCCGCGGTAAGACATGGGTTATCGACAATGGCAATATGGCATTGACGTACATTTTTGATTTTTCCTTATTGGCATTTGAATTGGCCATTTTGACTCAATCGGGAATCTTTTTGCGGCCGGCCGGAGTATTGGCAAACGTCTTCATCAACAATCGACCGTTTTTTGGTTTCTCGGCAGAAAGCGGAACAAATACATACACGGGTTTCGATCAAGAACCTTTCGTTCCGGACGGAGAATAATTACATGCAACTTTCAAGCGCACCAAGTCAACTTGTTTTACCTTGGGCAAATGGCGGAACGAAGAATTCGATTCCTGTTCCTTCGCAAATTCCCATTACGCCTGGAGCTGCGTCTTGGACGGACGGCTATCCTCCACTCACGAGTATTGATCCAACAAGCGGCGGAGTACCACCCGCACGCGCTGATCTAAATGGCGGTCTCTTCTCTATGTCCGCTGTTGATGTATGGATGAGTGCTGGTGCGGGCTTTCCGTATAGCTCTGCGTTCTCGACGGCCGTTGGCGGATATCCACAGGGTTCGCGTGTGCTTCGTGCGACCGGTTATGGCTATTGGCTTTCAACGGCCGACAACAATACGACCGATCCGGATACGGGCGGAGCCGGATGGATTCCGGACCGTGCGGTATCGAGTGTTTACGCATCAGCGCAACAGACACTCGCGACTGGAAATGCAGAGATCGTTTGGGATACCGTTGAATTCGATTCGCTTTCACAGTGGGATGCAACAAATCATCGCTTTAAAGCCAATTGGCCGGGTCTTTATCGCCTAAGTGGATCTCTCTACCTTCCCTCAGCTCCAGGCGGAAATATGTTCACGAGTGTTTACAAAAATGGAATACTCATTAAAAACGGTACGGGTATGCCTCAGACAAGTAACGGGGGAATTCAA